TTCCTGCAAGCGGACATTTCATTCTTAGAGGTTCATAAATGCGCCTTAGAGAGCCGGTTTCTGTTTTGATGTAGTTATATGGGATCCTGTCCTTTTGTTCATTGTAGGCGAAATGCCTCAATTACGAAACTTGTGTGTATTATTTCGTGTGCTATGTCGCCCTGAATTTCTGATCCTTTTGTCCGGTACTTAGCTTGTATCATTTGAAAAGTTGGGGTATTTTTCTGCGAATAATCCGGAATAACATGTGATGTTGAGATGTTTTTCTTGGAAAAATGCACGATGTTGTGTAGTTTTTCTCAGAAAAACCGGGAAAGGAAAAGGGAAAGGGTAAAGGTAAAGATAAAGAAAAATAAAAGATAAAAGTAAAGGGGGAAAGTATATATACTCCCCCCTATAAAAATCACCTTCCGGATTTTATTTCTTTGCGACTGATCTGAGAACTTTGTCTATTCTGTCTATCCTCTTTTCTATCAACTGCGCTATGAGATCCATCGTCAGTGTGGGGTCTCCGTTAATCGGGCTGTCTGCAAGCCTGTCCGTGAGGGCTTTTATCCCTTTGAGGTACATCTGAGTGCTTTCAAGTTCCAGGTACATATCGAATTCTGCCATATTCACATTCATATCCTTTCGGTCATTGTTTTCAAATGGATTAGGCTGGATCTCAATGGATCCAGCCTAATCGTTCTGTTTCACTTTTTCTGCTTTGCAAGCATCACTATGACTATCAAAGAGAGTACCACGCTCAGAGCAGATGTTACGAGCTGAATGATATCAAGCATACTTTTCACTTGACAATCAATGGCAAAGGTGATATAATACTATCAAGCCAGTGGGAGCTGTCACCTCCCGCCGACTTGTAGTAACTTTGTTACTTGTTGAACAACTCAACAACCTTAACAGCAATGCTGATTAAAGCTGTAACAAAGTTGAGGATTGCAGCAACCAGTGCTATTTGGCTGTCACCACTAGCTGGCTGCTTGGGAGTTCCCTTTTGGGGGACTCCCTTTCTCTTTGCCTTTGCCATGAAGTCTTTCTCCTTTCCTGATTATTAGGGACTAGTTTTATCCCCTAATTATATTATAGCAAACATGGAAACTTATGTCAAGCGAATTTGCAAAAAAAGTTTGATTATGTAGAAAAATGTCCTGCCGCGTATTTGAGCGTTAAACGCCCCATATTGGATTGTTTAACATTGGGAGTATAGTTTTATGGGTTAGTAGTAAAACGCCGGAAATTGGGCTGAAAATGGGTCAGATTAAGCAAATTATTTCCGAACTGTAATTTGCACTTTGAAATCTTTGCTCTTGTTACAATTTATGCATTGCATTCTTTGTCGATTTGTGGTACAATAAGGGAACAAAAATTAACACATTGTAAACATCGGCGGAGGTTATGTATGTCAAAATTAAATATTGACCAGAAAACAATCGAGGCTCTTTTCAGCGATCCGAAAACCGATTTTCTTATACCTGATTATCAGCGTCCGTACGCCTGGTCTGAGGTTCAATGCAGAACGCTTTGGGAGGATATCTTTTCTTTTGCGTTTCCGGAGAACAACAGTGACAAGTTTAAGGCGAGTGATGAATATTTCCTCGGTCCTATCGTTACATTCAAGAACGAGGATGGCAAGCAGGAGATCATTGACGGACAGCAGCGTCTAACTACACTTATGCTTCTGCTGAGAGCCTTTTATGCTCGTTTCGGCAAGATGAAAGATCAGGGCACACAGCTGGTGCAGGAACGAGTTGAAAAATGCCTCTGGAAAAAGGACGAACTTGGTGCAATTATCAAAACAGAGCTTAAAATCGACTCGGAGGTTGCAACTGATGTTCAGAAGGATCAGTTCCTTAGCATACTGAAAAACGGTGAGGCTCCGGAAAGCATGAAGAGCCAGTACGCTGTTAATTATCGTTTCTTTGAGCAGAAGATCAATGAATTCTTGAATGACTTTCCTACATATTTTGCATATCTTCCTGCAAGGCTTATCAATAACTGCATTCTGCTTCCTATTGAAGCTGAGTCTCAGGACACGGCTCTCCGTATCTTCTCAACACTGAATGACAGGGGAATGCCGCTGTCTGATTCAGATATTTTCAAGGCTCAGTTCTACAAATTCTATGCTTCACAAGGCAAGAAAGACGACTTCATCAAAAAGTGGAAGGCGCTTGAAGAACTCAGCAACAAAATTTTCCACCCTATTACCGGCACACCGATGGACGAGCTTTTCACACGGTATATGTATTATGCGAGAGCCAAGCAGGGTATCAAGAGTTCGACAACTGAAGCTCTTCGTAAATTTTACGAAAAGAACTCCTATTCTCTGCTGAAATGCGAGGAGACGTTTGACAATCTTCAGGATCTGGCAGACTTCTGGAACGATGTTTTAAATCAGAGCAAGGATAGGTTTTCAGATAAGGTGCTGAGAAAATTCTATGTTCTGAATTACGCTCCAAACGGAATGTGGTATTATTTGACATCGGTGTATTATCTCCACTATCGTGACAAATCCGGAAATCTCAACGACAATGAATTCGATGCTTTTCTTGAGAAAATCACGGCGTTTATCTGGACATATGCAGTAACAAATCCAGGTGTTAATACACTAAGAACTCCTGTATACGCTGAAATGGTCAACATCGTTAATGACAAGCCTGTTTCGTTCAGTGATTTCAGATTTTCACCGGATTCTGTTAAAGCTGCATTCCTCAATTTCAACTTCACTAATGGTCGTCCGATTACAAAGGCGATACTGACATGGTGGGCTTTCCTGGATAACGAACAGGAACTTTTACCTCTGGAAACAGTTCTGGAGATAGAACACATTTATGCCCGGAACAGACAGGATAATGAACATCTTCTCAAAGATGACAGGAACCTTGAAGCGCTTGGCAACAAGGCTCTGCTGGAAAGCAGAATAAACATCAGAGCTTCTGATTATCGCTTTGAAGATAAGAAAAAGTATTACACCGGCTATACCAATAGCAGAAATCAGGACAAAGAGGGAACTAAAATTCATGAGCTGCTATGCCTTGCAAAGACTAATGCTGATTTTGTAGAAGCAGATATTATCAGACGAAATAATCAGATCATAGATAAATTTGTACAGTACATTTCTTTGAACGGGTTGACTAAATGATATCTTTGGATTTCGTTTAAGCAGCATATGACAGGTATAACATTAGCATATTATTATTTCGGAGGTACAAAAATGCATAACATCACAAAAGCTATTTCGGCTATGGGCTTGGCATCTGCTTTGATGCTTACTGGTTGTTCTTCTTCTAATTCAGAATTACAAGCTCAACTTGACAGCGCAAATTCGAGAATTACTGAGCTTGAAGCTGAAGTCGCAAAAAAGGACAGCGAGATAACAAATCTTAACACAATGATTGAGGCAATGACACCGCAGCAGTCGGAAGCGGCTACCAGCACTGATAATCCTGCTGAAGATCTGCCGGCAGAAAGTTCTGAACAGCTTTCAACAACCAATGTTGTAAACTTTGACGGATTACAGATAGAATTTACTCAGGACAGTAAGATTGAAACAGTTGACAATCAATTCAGTGAGTACAACGGCACAAAAACAATTGGCGTTCCGGTGACTATTACCAATGTTTCAAATGAAACAAATAATCTGAATATGTTCTATCTCAAAGTCTACGGCTCTAATGGTGTTCAAAGCGACTATCTTAACAGTTTCTTTGATGATGGTCAGCTGGTGTTCAGCAAACTTCGTCCGGGTGCGAGTGTAGACGCGTACATCTATATTCCTTATGATGGTGACGGCGACTACTATGTTTCTTTTGAGAAGATAGGACAATCTTCAATAGATCAGCTTATACATATAGAGCTTTTTTAATATTAAAACCCTAAAACTTATTAAGTTTTAGGGTTTTTGTTTTGTGACATTTGATGTGCGTTAAGAAGAAAAATGCGTCAAACTTACACATGTGAAACGAAATAAGCAAATTTGTGCTATAATTACAGCTTAGGTGTTGACTTAATCTTTAATTTGATGTATAATCAGTATTAATAATGACACGCAAAAATGTTAATTGGCTTGCTCAATATTAATGTTAGATGTTACGAATAAAAAGGATTACAAGGAGCGATGTAAGGTGCCAACAGAGCAAATGGAGCAAACGGCGACAAAAAAGGTTAATTCTAGAATGGTAGAATGGTGGCTGGGAACGGTGTTAATTACTTTTTTACCAACAATCTTTTCAGTTTTGGCGAATATATTTCGTAATGAGACATTAGATTTTGAACGTATTATTTGCGATGGAGATTTAATTTTGTCTTCAACTTTGGTTCTTTTGTCATCATTAATTAATTTATATAAAGCATCTATTTCAAAGAAGGAACGCCACGGAGTTTGGTTTTTACTATCTTTGCTTGTTGGTGTTATACAACTGTTTGTATATGCTATCGTTAAAACAAACGAGAGCAACTCTTTCGTCATAGTATTTATAACTTCTGTAATATGCGTCGTTACATCCTTGATCATTTCTAATAATTGCGAGCATGTATTAATGGAGGAGAACAATAATGATTAATTGGATTGAGAACTTGGTACCATTAATTGCGTCACTTTTGGGGTTGATAACTGCTATAGGAAGTTGCATTTATCGTCATTCTATTTTAAAGAAAATAGAAGAATATGAAAAAAAAGAAACAGAAAAAGAAGTTAATGATAGTATTAATGTACTCGATAAAGTTGGTACATCTGAGAATGATGTTGAGAAAGATGTGAATGGTGGAGATATTCTGCCATTTTCCATAGAAGAGATTCTCTCTGAAAATGCAAATGGTTTAAAAGAAGATAATAGTGATATTTTAAACTCTTTATATACTTGCTATGGTGTAAATTTAATTAAAACACCAATCGGAGAATGTGAAATAAAAGTTATAATTGATAGTCCATCGAGCGAGGTGTGTGAAAAAACAAAAAAAATCGAAAGTTTACCACATGAGGAAAGTGAAGATTTAGATGGATTAATCAAAAGTCTATCTAGGCAATCCTCCAATTACCGTGTAGTATGTGGGGCACCTCGAGCCAAAAGAGATGACTTTTTTAGGCATAATACTTGCGCAAGAAAAAAGTCCAGAAAAGTTCGATAACTTAGACGTACTTGCATTTATTGGATAATATAAGCCCCGAAACACTTAATTGCGTTTTCGTGATTACCCTGATAAATGTAATATGTCATTCTTGTTGAAGTGATATTTTAGTAATTTTTGAAAGATTTAATTGCTGACATCATATAAATCCAATTCTGAAGGCAACTTTTTCTTCTGAAAGTCTTAGATACATCTTTTTACATTTTTATTGTATTAAATATATGGATATTATGTAACCAAAATCCTCCGAAACGATTTATAACGTTTCGGAGGATTTTTCATGTAATATTCACTTCGCAGCCAAATTTTCTCAGCTTTTCTGCCAGTGCTTCGGCGTTTTTTTCATTGACTTTAGCTGTGGCGGTAACGGTGACTTTCTTGACTGGCTTGTTCAAACCGAGCTTTTCTATCTTTGCAGCGTACCCAATATAAGACCAGTTGCAGTCACACTGCCCTTTAATGCCTGATACAGCGCCCTGATGAGCATAGTCGTCGGAGGCACTACCTGCAACTGTGAACTGCCACATGGTCTGTCCGAGCTGTGCCTGGTAGCCTTCTGAGGTATACTGTGCCAGCCAGAGATCGTATTCGCTGAGTATTTCGCTACATAGGTTGTTTTCAAGAATATACTTGCCTGTATAGAGCAGCGGATAATATCCGGCTTCTTTAATGGTTGAGAGGTAAGCACGGACAATATTGGTGTACTGTACATGCGACAGTCCTTTGTTCAGGACATTATTCATATCCTCAAAGTCCATCGCAACAGGATAATCAACGTCAAGATCCCGAAGCTGTTCAAGCACCCAAGCAGCTTCCATTCTGGCTTCAGCTGCGGTTGTCGCATAGCTCCAATGGTAGATACCTACTTTTATTCCAGCAGCTTTGCAGCCCTTGTAATGTGTATCAAACATCTTGTCTTTGTTAAGACCGTGTCCGATACGGAGCATAGCAAATTTCAGAGGCTTGCCCTGAATCGTGGCTTTGCTGAGAGTCTTGTAGTCAACATTGGTCTGCACATATGAGAGATCGACGCCTGCGTACTTCTTAGCCATCGTCATTGTCCTCCTTGTGTGCGCCGTCCGCAAGTCCCTCGCCGATAACGTACCCGACTACCGCCGCGCCGCTGAGTATGCAGCCGGATACAGTTTCCGCAGTTTCAGAGCTTCCGCCGAACGCTACGATAAGTCCTGCGATGAATCCCGCCGTCGCTACCCAGAGCTTGCGGGAGGTCAGCTTTCTTCTCCAGTCAATTTTCATGATTATTGCCCTCCAGTCTGTCTATTCTGTGATGTGCCTGCTTTGCGCTGGACTCTACAGCTGTCAGCCGCGTTACCAGGTCAAGATACTGCTGCTCCTGCTTGTCCAACTTATGCTTGATTTCGTCCATGCTTGCTTTGATGTACCCGATGTCACTGCGGTATGAGCCGTCCTCGCGGTTATCCTCGCGCTTATTGCGCGCATACGCGGCTGCCCCGAATATTATTCCGGATATCGCAGCGATCACGCTGATGATCGTGATTATGTTTTCTACTGTCATGTTGCGTCCTCCAGCATTTTCTTGACCTGCGCCCTCCAGCGCTCCGGGACATCTTCAAGGGTCATTTCGCCCGCGACTATGCGCTTATAGTAGATTTTAGCCATTATTCTCACCTCCAGCTATTATTTCTGCAAGCTCGCAGAGAGCTGCTTCGTTGTCCTTGATGTCCTGTGCCTGCTGTTCCAATACAATCTCCAGAGCAGATTTCTGCGCCAATTTTATGCGAACTACCTGCGCGCCGTCAAGCTCGCCCAGGGTAAGCGATACAGGCAGGGTGTAATTAATATGCACTCCTGTCTTGGCTACAGGCTTTCCGTCCTCCGTAACGCTGTAGTTGATCGTGATTTCAGAGGTCGCGGCGGCGTCATGCCAGAGTGTCTTTGCTTCCTCCAGTGTTATCTTGTCCGCCGGGATAATAATATCCATGGTGTCGCGCCGGCTTTCCTGGTAGATTTCGTTGCCGCCGTATACGGCGACTGTTTCATAGGACTTTCCGTCCTTGAATGTGATAGTGTCCATATTGCCCTCCTATAATTTCAGCCCAGTCACTTTAATGACGTGGGTCATTGCACCAGATTTGCTAGTAATTCTAAAACGATATGTTCCAGCTTTGAGGTCGATCGACAAATTACCTGTCTGATATGTTCCACCGCTGGAACCTCTTAGTGTAAATGCTCGTCTCCAAGCCGACGATTCCACTCTCGATACGTTCTTCCAGACTTCTATATCCAAAGAGCTGTATGTCACAAAAGTAACATTGTCGCTGATGTACAAGGTCGTCGCCTGGGAAAGCGTGAACAGATCAGATCTTAATACTCCATTTGCGGAAGTACTGATGTTGTTCAAGGTCATTGTGTCTCCGGAAATAACAGGAACAAGCTGAGTGCCAAAGGTGCTTTCTGAGCCGTTATACCATTTGAACTTGATTTTTTCAAATATCTTTCTTAATACGCCGCCGTCATTGGAGTGAATAACATCAAGCGCTTTTAACGTTCCCCCGACATTATCGTTGATCGTGTCAAGCTTACGGAGCACCCCGCCGTCGCTAACTGCTATGCTCATACTGCACCGCCTTACTCGTACTGACCGTACCAGCAGCCGACGGGGCAGTTGGTCGTTGTTGCGGCGGCTGAGCCGCTGGAGATACGGTGCAACCCTACTGTTCCGGCGGCAGTCTGTACCGCCTGGTATGCCGCCGAAGCCAAGCCCTTGACAGCTACATTTGCAGCCGTTCCGTTCGTGTTGACCGAGATCGTACCGTTACTGCCGCCTGTGGCTATCGAGCGCACGCCGCTGTTGCTGATGGTGGTTCCGGAAATACTTATTCCAGTACCGGGTGAATAAGTTGTATCTGTAAACTTTGCATTTGTCGGGACGTCCGAATTGACCGAATGCCCGTTTACTGTAGTAGCGTTGCCGTCGTCAGCAACATTAGTCCACGTACCCCATATGCCACTGGAGCAGCAGCGGTAGTACACTCCCTGCTGCCTGCCATCAATATATGGCACAGCAATTTCTACATTGTAATTGACGTCAGTTCGATGGCAATTTACCATCATCATGTAATATGCGCTTTTGATCAAGCCAAAGGTTGTTGCGACGTCCTCAACAGAGTATATTCCGCTTTCAAGTATGGAGTCGACTTCCGCCTGGGTGGTTATTTTCTTTGCTATTGCAAAATTACTCGCATGCTTGCCGTCAAGGGTGTCAGCATTACCGCCGTTCGCGGGAAGCGAGGTCGGTATTTCCGACTTGTCTGCCTTGCCCTCCAGCTGCGCATCAACATAGCTCTTGTCAGCTTTGCTGTTCCAGTTTTCCCTTTCAGTAGCTGAAATGTGCAAAGTGCTGTCGTTGGAGTGATTGTCAAGACCAGCCATTGCTTCATTCGCTTTTGAATACGCAATGTTGGCTTTCCTGTCAAACACATAGCCGAACTGGTTGAACTGCTGTGCTGTAGGTACGCCATTGATACCTCCAACAATTTCAACCCAGCCAAGCAGCCACTTATCTTCACTTATATCGGATTTGCTTCCGTTTTCAGCGAATGCTACATCAAAGTTTATTTCCATTGCTTGCTCCTTCCTAGTTGATATCTTGTGCGAATTTACCAGCACCGAAACCGAGAGCATATTCGTTCAGATCCTTGAACCCAAAGAAATCCATGCTGTAATAGCTCATGTTGCACCTTACGCCTGCTGGCTTGATTTTCAGTCCTTTGGAGTTCAGAAGGGATATTGTCTGAGCGCTGATTTCCGCTCCGACAGAAAGCTGGAACGCTGCCGGAGACGCGCGGCTCTCATGGTATGATATTACCTGCGCTCCGTACAACAGCTTGCATGCGTCATACAATTCTGAAATTGTACATCTGTTCGTGTTGGCAATGATCTTGTATCTGAGCAGTGTCCGGTAGATTTCATCTGTGGCTTCAACACCGCTGAGCGCCATGGCGTCAGTCCTTGACAGGTTGACAATACTTCCTATCATGTCAAGCTGTTTTCCTATAGCCGAGGATATCATGCGTTCAGTTGTCAGGGATTTTATTGCTTTTTCAAGTTCGGCGATTTCTTCATCAAAAGCTTGAACAAGTACTTCTATTCTGGGCTTATCCCTGAACTGCTGCGGAAGGTCTTTTTTGATGCTATTCAACGAGAATCACCTCAATCCTTTCGTCAGAAATATCCGGGATCTGACGTGCACTCACCATTACAGAATCAAGCGTACATGACGGGGAACTTTGGGACGGATCCTCAGAAGCATAGCACTTTATCTCTACATAGTCGATGTCGCTGATGCTGTTATATATCGGGGCGACAAGCTTCTGTGCGATTATGTTCTCGCCGATTTCGCATGAAATATTTTCAACAACCGCCTGTTTAATAATTTCGGCATAGTTGCTTACAACACTTTTTCCGGAAAGTGGAGATATGCTTACATTGAACCATATATACAGCGGGGCAGGGCGTGAAAAGCAGATTTCATGTGAATTCTTGTATTCATCGTTGATCACTGTCTTGACATTGCCGTAAGTTGCTATTCCGACCGGCTTCTTGCTCCATATCTTGTTGGCAACGTCTCCTTCGCCGCCTCCTGATACAATGACTTCGATTGAGTGAGGAGGTCTGCCGTCTGAGTCTGTTTCACCGGTGTCATTCTCATAGCAGGCAACATATTCGACTCCCTGGACATCGTTGTACAGCGCAGATGAAATGCTGCTGAGCATATTTTCTGATCTGAGTGCTATTCTTCTGATGTATGACTGTCTGGCTTCAACATCGGTTTCATCAAGTCTGCCGCTTACCGGATCCTTGTCATTCGTGCACGATGTCCAGCCGTCTATCATGGTGGAAATCTCAGTTACAGAGCCAGCGGGCAAAGTGATCTCACCATAATCAAGCGTTTCAAAGGTGATGTTACTGCTGCATGACGATACGCTTATATTCGACGAAAGGGCAATCTCATTGTCAGAGTTGCCATATGTATCTGTCAGCTTCAGCACCCATCTTTCGGTATCAGCTTCCTGTTCTATCGCCTTACTTATATTGCTTGCGGCAATCTTTTCCGAAAGAGCTTCAAGGACGCTTTTGGTGTCACTGTTGCTTTCAGCGGTGACGCTGCTTGTCACCCCATTAAGTGACACGGTGAACGTTCCTGACGTTTCCAGGCAATACAGGGAAATCTCCCGGAAATTACTTCTGCTTATGGACTGCGCCTTTGCGCACTGCAACTGCTTGACGGGCTGCGTGGTTGACTTGACGAGCGCTCCATACGGTATTTCTGTTCCGTCAGCTCCAGTGCATTTAAGGGGGTATACTGTTCTTGCCTTTTTCAGACGCATTACTCCGGCGTACTGCATCGAATTGTCAAGGTTCTCTCCTTCAGCAGTGGAAGGGTACATGGCGAAATATTCGTCCTGCGCAAGTTCCCACAGCTCTGCAATCTTATCAGAGAACGCTGTGATCAACGTGCCAACCAGGGACTGCGGCTCTATGGTGACGTCAACACCCCAGCCCTCTTTCAGGCGGCTGTTGATGTCAGACTCTATTTCATCGAGCCGCTTTATGACAAATCCCTTATCAGTTATTCCGTGTTCAGCCATTATACATTCACCTCTACTTTGACTTCTTCGCCATCTGTAAGAACGACCGAGCATGATACGGAGAGCGCCCGGTTTTCTATGTCAACGATGGCTTCAAGTGAAGATATCTCATCAACTTCATCTACAGAAAGAATTTCCTCTTCAAGAAGCTGCTTGACATTCTCAATGTCGTACTGCTTAACAAAGATCTCCTCATAATACGGAACGCCAGCGTTCCTGTTAAATTTCCATTCATTGAGGAACCAGCGAAGCCGAATGCTGATTTTCTGGCATACGCTGTCGGTAAGGACAATATCGGCTCTGTTGAGAGCAATATCACCGCAGCTGTCAAGAAGTATATCCATATGCTACCCTTTCTCACATGTTCCGCCGTATGTGATGCTTCCACTTACAGACAGATTTCCGGACACGCTGACGGCTCCCTCTATCGTTATTCTCCCGTCACTTACACATATCCTGGAACTGCCCTGGCTGATTACTACACTGTCCTGTTTCAGGTCAATGGTGGTGCCGCTGTTGTAAAGCCGCATGATACTATCCTGTGTGGCTTTGTTTGCGGCTGCATTCTGCTTGCTGGATAATCCGCAAATGGCTACAGCATTGGACAGCGCATGTGTCATACTGATGTCCGGATCTGCTCCGTCAAGCCAGCAGCTTATATCCTGCTCAGCAAATATCAGCAGGCAGTCATCGCCGGGGACAACAGGAACCGCTAATCCACATGACTTTCCAGCAGCCATCGGCATTACAACTGGCACTCCGCTGATCAGTGGGTAATCAAGTGACTTGTTTCCAGTCATGAATACGCCGTAAGGTTTCACAGTGACCTGCGACTTTGCCGAGTCATAGCTGACGATCCTGGCAGGGATAGCAGTATGTATGTCGGCTGCCCTGGAGTCTATCTCATCTCTGATTTGCTGTACAAATTCCTGTATCATTATGCTTCCACCACCTGTGCCGTGCAGAGCCAGTCTCCGCTGAAGCTGTCACCGGATATGGAGAGCTTCATGACACGAAATACGCCGTTAATTGCTTTGCTCTGTATATTCACGCAGTCATTAATTCTGATAGCACCGTTGAGAAGATACGATATCTCCCAGCCCTTTTGCTTTTCGCTTGAACCAGTTTGGGTAAACGTGATCCTTTTGGGTATCTCCACCAGACCGGTTTCAGCGGACAAAAGATAGGCTTTGTATGAAATGGCATCATTCCCGGCTCTGATCTGGAGCACACCATTCTGGAGTGTCCACGTCAGTCCACAGAGCTTGCATACCTTTGACAATCCTGTTTGTGCAGAACCAACAAAGCTGTAGCCGTTCCTGAACTGTACAAACGACGCAGACCTGGAGTAGGTAACGGCGACTCCCATTTCAGTTGCAAAGTATTCTATGACCCGCTTGGCGCTTATGCTTCCGGAAAGCCCGATCGCAACATAGGTGTCGCGGAGGGCGGTGAGGTTTTCAGTGAACTCTATTTCTGTTGCATGATCGGCACTTTCAAGGCTGGTTGAAGCATAGGTAATTGTACCTGTAGCTATAAGCGGCATATTTGCGCCATATCCAGCCCTTAAAGCGATATGGCAGTCCGTTTGGGATAAGATGTTGAGCTGCTCAGGATTGAGGTTGTAGACGGTGATTTTGCCCGTATTTGCGGTGCTGGTGTCCGACTTTTCAAGAGAAAAGCTGATGTGCGGTGCTATGCCGGCTGAATTGCTGGTATCACCCAGTTCAAATCCTTTGGTCTTGGTTCTTCCGATCGTAAGTCTGTACTGCCTGTCGAAGTTCTTCATTTCTTATCCCTCCAGGTTCAGATCAGCATAGGGAATATACACGAACTGCGCTTTCCCGTTTATGAAGTCATTCCTGCCTATCCTTTCAAGTTCTGTGATTACTCCGAACTCCCCGAAAGGCATCTGGCTGTTCATGTGCCATATGGACAACGGGCAGTTGGGGAGGATTTTCATTGAAGTGGCAATCGGAGCTTCTTCAATGTCATATACTCCGAAACACCAGAATTCAGCCGACTCGTTCCAGGTGAAGCGAAGCAGGTATTCAGTATCGCCAAGAACAACTCTGGAGAAGCTGTCATTATAATCGGGAACTGTGATAACTGTCGCCATAATTAACCTCCAAGAAGATTTGATATTCCGCTTTTAACAGCGGATCCAAGTCCGTATAACACGGAACTTTTTTCTGTCGAGTCATTCTCATCAGTGGTGGTTGTAGCAGCGGTTCCGGCATAGGTTCCGGTTGTTCCGGAGCGCATGTAACTTGCGTCAATGTCAACGACCTTTGGCTTTGTGACTTTGACTTCCTGGAGTGTCAGGGATATCTCAACGCATTCGGTCATCTCTTCCGTTTTGGGGACGGAAAGAGATGTGATAGCCATGTTCTTGTACCGCTTCTGACGGTTATTATAGCTTACGGGTGTCTTTTTCTCATAAAGCTTAATAAGTTTGTTGACTTCTGTCTTGGTGCGGTGCGACTGTCCCTTGAACTTGTTCTTCCACGTCACAGGCATATTGCTGATCAATGCGGTGATTGAGATTGTCAGCGGTGATATCAGAATGGCATCGGACACCTTGTACCCATCTTCAACAGGGTACTGGGGGACTGCTGCGCTTCGATCAATGCTCTCATTCATGAGTACGTCGAACTTGACATTGCCTACTGTTACCGGACTCTTTAGCTTTTTCATGGCGTTACCTCGAATAAGCAAGTCCTCTTGCGAGAATTGCAGTTGCATCATTGGCGGAACTGTTCATTACGGACGCTCCCTTTGTTTGTGCTGCTGCAAGCCCGCCTTCGAACTTGTTGTTAATGCTTACATTCTGAGTGATAGAACGGCTGTTATTGGTGTTGTTGATGGCTCCTATACTGTCGCTGGGTGTGTTTCTGGCAACAAATGATGTAGCGGCAGATGCCATAATGCTGGCGAGTTTCCTTAAAGGTATTACGGCTTCGTCGTCGGAGCCTTCTCCTATAAGCGCGAGGGTGGGTTTGGTGACTATTCCTCCGCTTGCCATAGCCGGGATCTGTCCGCTGTTGATCAATGCGTTCTGCCAGTCCTGAACCTGATCTTCACTGTAGTTGAACGCAAATTCTGAGTTGGTTCCGGCAAGACGATTGAAGGCATACACCTTTTCTGAGGTGTCAAGCACTTTGTCCTTAGCATACTGCATTGCTTCCTCAACGGTCTTTCCCTGTTTAAGGGCTTCAAGAGTGGCTGCGTTGATATCCGACTGCATAGATGAATACTTGCTTGACAGCTCCTGATCAGCAAGAAGATCTTTATGCGTGGCTTCATACAGCTTTGAGCCAACGTCCATCCAGAATTCCTGTACTTCAGCATACCATTCTGCAAGGTGAGTGCCAAATATGCTGTCTATTGCTTCAAACGCAGACGACCAGGCTCCGGTAAAGCTTTCGGATATCTTCTGAATGGCAGTGTCCCAATCCCCTTCAAGGAAAGCAATAACACCTTCGAATGCGGGTAGTACTGTATTTTCAATGAGATCTGCTATAAGATCAAGAGCCGCAAAGAAGATGTCCCCGAGTATTTTCCCGGCTTTTTTAATAACAGGCCAAAGCTTTTGGAACAGGTCAACAAGTACAGGCAGAACATTGTCTACAAGCTTACCAAGAAGGTCAATTGCAACGTCAAGTATCTTTTTTCCTGTACCCTTTAGCCGGTCAAAGATTTTCTTAATGATTTCAAGCAGCTTCGGGAGAACTTTCAGTACTGCGTCAATAATTCGCTTCACAGATGGCATAAGTTTTTTGCCTATATCTGCAAGCACGGGTATGACCTTATTAACAAGTTCCTTAAAAAAGTCCTTAATTATGCTTCCTAAATTGGAGACGGTTTCTCTGACTTTATCCCCATCTACTCCGAATTTTTCGAAAACGGTGCCGAAAACACTTTTGTTACCCTTCATGAAGTTGACGAAATCGTCAATCAGAAGAATTATCATCAGAACAACTGCACCAATGATGAGGAGCTTGGCATTGACTCCCTTGATGGCGGTTTTCAGCTTGTTGAAAAAAGCAAGAAACTGCGGTCCTTTTGATACAATTACCATCGCTATGACACTGGCAAGCGTAGCTCCCATAAGCTTCAGCATATTGTCAGTGCCGCCTATTTTGTCTGCTACATTTTTGAGCATGTCAAAGAACTTCCGGAGCGCGTTGATTCCAACTGTAGCTACCTTGACTATGCCCTGGGCTATTTTCTGGGTGATGTGCCATGTGCTGTTGATATCATCAACCAATAATCCGAATTGGTTTTTTACATTGAGAATGGCATCGGAGATTGAGATGTCAAGCTCTGAATATCCGGCGTTTATGCTGCTCTCATTCTTCAGAAAGGCATCTCTCAGCTGAGTGAGAGATATCTTTCCGTCAGTACAGAGTTTCGCCAGTTTTTCCTTGCTTGTGCCAAGACTCTTGCAAAGCATATTCACTGCTTCGGGTGACTTTTCAAGCATCTGGTTGATCGTTTCTGAGTCAACTGCGCCTTTTTTGAAAGACTTGCTGATGGATTCTTGCAGTGCTTTTACTTCCTCGTTGCTTTTGCCCTCGGTCTTGAATAGCTTTGCTGTAAGTTCAGTGAACTTTGCGGCTTCGTCAACACTTCCAAATAGCTTTGGAGATGTTTTCACCAGTCCGCTGACCATCTCGGCTGTATCGCTATAGGACATTCTGATATCATTGGCGGTATCAAGAATGTCCTTCTGGATTTCTTCCTGATCTCCAAGACCCTTTGTGGCATTACGGATCTTGTCATTAATGCCGTTGAATTCTTCGGCAATCGTGTTCAGCTCTTTCAGGGAAAATCCGATGCCTATTGCTCCAAGCGCTTTTGTTGCTGTGTCTTTGAGCTTACTGATTGACTTTTCTACGGCACTTTCAGTGCTTTCGTCTATCTCATAGCCAAACGCTATTGCAATGTCCCGTATTGTAAAACCCATGGCTTATCTCCTGTTTTCTATCTCCTGCATTCGGCAGCGTTCAAGGTCTGTGTCCATGCGGAACAGAGCATACAGCTTCAATGCCTCGTCAAGCGTATAGCAGTATTCAAGCTCGTACTTGCTTGTCAGCCCTGCTTTGATAAGGCAATAGAGGCGGAGTTCGAGTTCTGAGAACTTTCCGCTGTCGAAGTGTCCGTATTTTTCGATGCTTTCTGAGCCGCCAGTTTGAAAGCACCTCCAAATCGGCTGCTCAGCTTCTTGAAAAAACCCTGATAGTTTACCTTCAGAACATGAAATGCAAGAATGTACATGTCCTGGACATTACCGCAGAACAGTTCATTTATGAGATCCTGGTTAAGGCGTTCACCATCAGGGTTGTCATCTGTTTCAACAGTGATATTCTTTCCGTCGAGAAGCATTTTGCGGAGCAGCGCTTCAAGTTTGTCGCCGTCCATGCTGTTAAACGCTGTCGTCAGCGACGGGAGAACATCTTCAACTCTGGTGTTTGCTCCGTCCGCTGCCATAGCAGGTGCTACGCCGCCGATAACAGGTGCAATCAGAGCGAGAATATCTCCGCTGAGGTTTGCGGCTGTAAACGCCGGGAGCGGAAAGATATAGTACTTGTTTCCGCTTATGGTTATCTGGGTTGACTCATGCAGTTTCATAGTTATTCCTCCTGATTACTCGTCCTTCATCTGGGCAGACCCTGTCTGGATCTCCCACTCACGGTTGTTTGTGTCTTTGCCAAACTGACGCGGTGTTTCCTTGACTACCCACGCTTCGTCCGCCTGGAACAGCATTCCGCCCTTGATATCCTTTACCATTACGGGGAACGTGCCATCTCCTGTGTCCTTGTCGAGGTTGTGCATCTTCTGAAGCCACTTGTTGCTATCAGATGTCTGGAGCAGTGTCACCTTTACGGAGTACTGGCTGTTAGGATCAACTGCTCTTGACACCTCACCGTCACAGCCGGATTTAGAAAGAATTCCGTTTCCTAACGACTCGATGGTGAGAAAGCTGTCATCTGCCAGACCAGAAACAGAATGGTTTCCGAGGGCGACCATGACATACTTACTGTTATAGGTCTTTACTTTAGCCATACGCTACCTCCTTATGTTGTGAGCGTTCCGGTGATTTTCACGAGGTGGATTGCTCCAGCAAGACGCGCTGTGAACTTACAGTTGTTCAGCGTTCTTGTAGCCTTGTCAGCGTCAGGGACATCAACTGCATTCGGAACAGTTACTGTATAACCGGGGATCTCAGTGCCTTCTGAGTCATACTCGGTGTTGGCAATGCCGCCCTGGATCTGTCCCTGTTTCAGGGAGGAGATCATCTGATTTTCGATCAGGGATATGCCGGCATTGGTGTACGGCACCTTTGCGCTTGTGCAGAGCAGATTGTAGATCCGTTTCTGCATATCATTGTGAAGCCAGTCGCGGAACCGGATCGTGTCAATCCACTCACCTCCACATACCT